TCATCTGTATTAAATGACTCATCTTGTGAAGAATAATCGGCAAAGTCAGAGTACATCTGCTCAACCAATGATGTGGTAGGAACTATTATTAATACATCGTCATTACAGTAATCTAAATACCATTTAATAGCCAAATATATAATCAGACTCTTGCCTGAAGCCGTGGGTGATAATAGTAAACCATTCTTATTCTGTAATGTGCACGACAGTGCATCTAGTTGATAGTTCCTAGGGATTATCCTTTTACCTGCACCAGAAAGCACCAGAGGTGCCAGAAACGGTTCTAGGTCCACATTTTGAGTTTCACCTATTTTACCATAGGCTGGAGATGCGGCTGTTATAACCTTGTAGTCCCTTAAATCTGCGAATTCTTTTAAATATTTGAATAATCCATTGTATAAAGTTTGCTTTTTAAAATCATAAAGTCTAATCTTTCCATCCCACATTCTATTCCTATACGCAGGCATAAATTTATAACCTGGTACAAAAAATTGGAAATGTTCGGATAGTTCACGTTCTATGCTAGGGTCACAACTGACATGCATAAAAGTTTCATTCATTTTAGATACTGTAATATTCACAATATTTCTTTTAATCTTCTTATAGTACTATTTATATCTGTACAAAGATAATGATTTATATACCACTCTACAAACATTTTAGCATACATAGAATTATGCCAACTTAAATCACTAACTAAGTATTCAAGTTGTGGTAGAGTTTGTAATCTTGCTGTAGCCCAATGATACTCAGGCCAACCATAAGATATTAAAGGAACCTCATGCATTAAACATTCAATACCTGCTGTGCTATTATCTACAATAGCAACTCTAGATTTTTTTAAATAATCATGTACTGATTCGTATCCAGTACGTACATCAAAATCAAACTTTTTCCATCTATTTAATAAACTCTTTTCCCATTTATCCTTTGGCTTATAACTTGGATGTAGTTTAATAATAAAATTTTCTCCTATTGATTTCAATCTAAAAGCAATATCACTTATCTTATATAAATGATTTCCATATCCAAATCCTTTTACTGTTTCATCATCAGGCATTTGACCTATAATTAATATATGGTCATCAGGTATTTCTTTCTTTGGTTTACGCCATTTGAGTAATATTGAATCATCCCACTTATTTGTTTTAGCACTTCTTAATTCTATGATATGTGCCCAATCCATTTGTTCTATATCTTCATTCAATACAGGTTCTTCATATGCTAAAGTGGATGCATTTGCATATCCCATAGTATCCAAAGCAAAATGTTTTGATGTTGGTGCGGTTGGTTTGAATATGATATTATTATCAGTATATACTTCTGATACGTGACAATGATTATAGATATTTAAATCTACTAAACCATGTATAGGATTTAACGATTCAGCATAGCCTAAAAAATTTAAAGATTCTCTTATTATATCTTCAAATTTTGTAAAGTTATCGAAACGGTATTGATGTATCTTATATTCCACTGGTAAATTTACGCCACTCAATCATGTTCTTAATGGTTTGATGTCTCCATTTTACATTGTCTAAAATTTCTTTGAGTGTATCGCATACCTCTTGCAGGTATATCATTTTGGATTGATGTTCTTGGATTACTGGGTCGGCATCATAGAATTTATCCATATCTCCTTTGAGTACAGTTAAACCATCCAAAGGGTCATAGTCCCAGCTTTTAGAATCCATTTCTTCTTGAGATAGTTTACCATTATAATGTTTCCACTTATCTCTTAAAAGCACTTTAAATTCTAATTCAGCCTTTTTAAGTTTCATTTTATTTACTGATAATATTTCTAAATATTTACCATGTAATTTAGCTGAATCTCTGGAAGATTCGTCCAAAGCCATCTCATCAATGACTGAGTCTTTTTTCCACATTTCTAATATCTGTTGTAAATCATTCATACTTATATATTATATCACAGTTTACGCAAAAAGTAAACTGTTTTATTCAAATTCAAAATTGGTATATGAGAAGTTTATATCTGTTGATAGATAGTTTACACTATCAGCTGTTGAAGTAAATTCTAAAGAACCTATAGCGGTTGGAAATATATCTTTGAATCTTATGGTTTTATTAACGTTATTATGAGAAGTAAATACTAAAAGTGTAGCATCTTCTTTTAAATCTTCTACTTCCTTTCCCTTTGCACTTGCAATATCGTGCATCCAATTATATGTTTCTAAGTAATTATCAAAATCTTCTGTAATCTGAGCTGTAATTGTCAAATCACTAAATGTTAATCTAGTACCTGGTGCTGCATAATCAACAGTTTTATAAGGCAAAGCTTGCTCTTCCAAGGTAATCTGTGGTAGCGTGATTGTGGTTGCAAAATATTCTAGGTTTGGAAATCTCAAACTATTTATTTTAAGATGGAAACCGGTAGGACTTAGATAATTTTTGTTAGTAGTTAATGTTGCCATATAATATATTTATATAAGAAAAAGGGCCCGTTAAGAGCCCTTTTAAAAAGAGTGTTAACTCCTGGCTTACACCATTATGTCATCAACTCTGAAGATTCTGAAGTATTGGTTGCTTCTGTCTGAACCGATAGAACCATCAATAGCTACGTAAGGGTTAGCAATCATGCCGTACCTTGTTTTGAATCCCATTCTTGGTTGGAAATCGTTCTCACCAACTGCTTTAACCATTGTTAAAGGAACGTAAGGACAATAGAATAGTCCAGCGTCGTATGGGTTTGAACCTCTATAACCAACACAAACGAAGTCAACTGTTGCATAAGGATCGATGTAAACTTTAACTCTACCATTTAGTAATCCAGCAAATGTATTACCAGTATCGTCAACGTTTAAGTCAACTGAAAGAGCAGGTGTGTAGTCTAAAAGACCAGCAGCTGCTAAAGCTGAAGCTACGTCTGAAGAACAGATAATGAAATTACCTTTTCCTCTTCTTGTTTCTTTAGCGATAACATTACATTCTCTCTCAATCTGCATGATTAAGCCTTTAAATCTCTCAACCATCCATCTTCCGTCTGAATCAGTGTTAACATCAAAAATACCACTTACAGCAGTAGATGTTTGTAAAGCACCGATTTTAGCAGTTTTAAGGATTGACCTTACAACTTCTCTGTTGATTTCAGCTAATATTTCAGCTGATAGGATGTTAGCCAATTCGCCTTCAGCGTCCAATCCATGAACAGCTTTAAGGTCTTGTGCTAATTCCATTGTGTACTCAGCTTTTAGAGCTCTTGATTTAGCTGTGACAGTAGCTTTCTCGATTGTGAAAGCCATCTCTCCAAATGAACCATCTCCTGATTCACCAACACCTAATCTTTCAGCAGCGGCTGTGGATAAACCAGAACCGAATGTTGAAACTGTGTCAGATTCGTCAGCGATTGTGCCATCTGTATCAGCATCAGTCACTCCACTTAACCCTGTTGGGTCAGCTTGGTGAGTACCAGTTCCTGAGAAATCTGTGTCAGCTTCATCAAAGAAAGCTTCACTACCAGATTGTGAACTGTATTTTGACTTCATTGCGAAGATTAAACCAGTTGGTCCACTCATAGGTTGGACACCGGCTACGTCGTACGCAATCAAGTTTGGCATTGCTCTTCTTACTAAAGAAATTAATACTGGGTCAAAAGTACCAATGTTATTTGGTGCTGAACCTGAACCAATATTGTTAGCAGCTGCAGCCTCAGAAATGAAATTTCCTTGTGCTTGAGCTCTTTCTTCTGCAAGGGCAACTTCCTGGTTTTCTAACAAGCGAGCTGTGACAGCTTTCTTGTATTTGTTTTGGATTGGGTCTACACCATCATGGTCTAGAACAGGACCCCATTTTTCCATTAAATTTGCGTCTGCATTAAACATTTTTTTCCCCTTTATTAAGAAATGTGTTTGTTAATAGCTTGAGTATATCTAGCCATTGATTCTGAAATAACTGACTCATCAGCATTCTCTTCACCAAGTAGACTATCTACTTCGTCCACTGATTCGTTAACTTCACTTTTGAAGTATGAATCTCTGATAGTTTTTACTTTTGTTTCAAAAGTTTCGCTATCTTCGAATTCAACATCTTCTACTAATGATGCTAATTTCTCAGCTTCAGTTTCTGCAAGCCCTGAAGATTGTTCTCTTACAATCTCTTGTTTTCTGTATTCAGAAACTTCAGAGTGTAATTTAACGTTATCTTCTGTGGTTTTATTTAAAGTTTCTTCAAGCTCATTAACTTGTTCGTTGAGTTCATCAACTAAGTCAACTTTACCTTCAGGAACTTCGATATAATGTTCTTTGAACACTTGTTGAAGTGAAGTCATAAACTCTTCAGCAATCTCTGTACGTAAACCGTTAGATACTGCTAATTCGTTTTCTTTCATCCAATTTTCTACTACGTAGTCTAAGTAAGCATTTACTTTTTCTACTAAGTCATCATTGATTTCTTTAACTTCTTCTTCAAGATTTGAAGCATATTCAGACTCTAGTCTGTCAACTTCCTGTGTTAATTTTGAAGTTAACACTGCTTCGAAGATTGTTCCAGCCTTTTCTTTAAATCCATCGGATAATGTAGCCTCTTCGCCGATTAAGATATCTAAATCTTCATCAAAATCTGCAGATTCAACTTTGGCTTTAACTTTCTCACCATGCTTATCACCTGCGCCTGTAGCGACTGGTGCTTTTGCTGATTTAGGTTTTACCTGGTTTTCTGCATCTTTAGATGACTTTAGAGAATCTTCTTCTTCAGCTTCGTCGACTTTAATCATCTTAGCGAAAAGTCTTTGAGCATCTTCTTTTCTAGCAGCTTTGAGCATATCTACAGCAGCTTGAATTGTCCCGGCTTTAGTTTTAGGAATATTAATCTTAGGAGCTTCTTCCTTTTGGACAGATTCTTCTTCGTATTCTTCATCCTTCTTCTTCTTTTTATCACCGTGAGACATTTCATCAAGAGTCTCATCTTCAGAAACTTCTACAGTTTCCTCTACTTGACTCTCTTGAAGTTGGTCTTCTTCTACTGCGGGGCTCTCTGCTTCTTGATTTAA